CTATTAATATAAGTACTAGTGGTAATAAAAGAATAGATCCCAATAGTACAACTAAGATCCCTCCCAAAGTTAATCCTGCATAGATTAAACTTTGCGCATTTAACCATAATGATTTTAGATGATCTTTCATTGTTGGTTTTTTTGGATTTAAGTAAGTTGGTCTCATAATTTATTTTGAAAATAGAGAGTTAATATCATTTAAATCTTTTGTTTCTGGAATCTCAGATTCAGGGTCTTCTTTTTTATCCTCTTCTCCTTCTCTTTCCATTATCCCATTTCCATTTACAGAATCAGGATCTCTGCGTTCTTCAGCAAGCTCTTTTTCTGCTGCGGCCATACCTTCAGCAGCTATCTTATCTATACGATCTTTCTTAATAGCAGCTTCTTTAACTTCATTCTCAGTAGTTTCATCTATTTGAACGATTGCTTTAGCTTCTCCTTTTTCTTCAGGAGTTAATCTACGACCCTTTTCTTTCTCTAGGTCGTGTAAAGCCATCTCTTCTGTAGTACGTCGTCTTCCATTCTTACGTCCGTATTCCCATTTAGATCTACTATTTGAAGTAGCCTCTACAGGAATTACATCTTCGGATTGTTGGTTCTTAAGTGCTTCTCTTACTATAGATTCAACATCTATATCTATTTCTATCTTCATACTTTCTCCTCCTTATTTAATCCATAATGGGCAATCATTAGGGCGTCAGCCCTGCCATCTAATAACCCACCTCGTTTACCATATAGATTTGCTACGGGGTATAATATGTTAGCTATCTCAGCAACTTGTTTTTTAATAGCTTTACCTTTAGCAGTTACACCTATGTATTTTTGCCATACCTTAGGAGTAACTTGTTGAACAGGCCCATCGGAGACTGCTAATTTGGCGATTGCAAATGCTATGCCAAAATTTCTACCAAATCCAAAATTAGATTTTGCAGACATTCCATATAATGAATGTACATTCTCTAACCAAATAGTATCTACTTTTTTGTTGTGTAACCATTCGGTAGTTTCATAAATACTATTTTTATTTAAATCTAACAGAGCAACGCTGTCTGGATTCTTTGAATCCAGAACAGCGATTGCTCCATTAGTTCCAGGATCTATTCCACAGACTCTCATTAAATAAGAGGTTCTTTATCAAATAATGATCCTGTAGTTTCTTCTGTGGGTGTACTACCCATAATAGAAGCTGCAGAGTTACTACCTTGACTTTTAGTGGATTTATCAATAACCGCACCAGTATTCTTATTGGCCCACTTATTGAACATCGTAGCTGCTTCTTTCTTAGTAATTTCTTCAGCAGTTTTGCCTTCGGTATTACCAAAGAATTTACACTGATTTACAGTACGAACCTCACCGGTAGGTAGGTATTCACCTTTAGCATTTGGTGCAGTTCTGTCTTCAATAACTTGATGAACAGCTACTTTGACAGGTTTACCAACTAGCCCCATTACTACTGGACGTTCTGCAGGTGCTTCTTGTTTTTTCTCAGGATTCCAAACTTTGACAGTTTTGTTCTCTAAAGATTTCATACATGTATCTAGATCTTCGCCTGTAGCGGCTATACACATGGATTCTGCAATTTGGTATCCAGGAAGAGGACGTTTCTTACCTTCTTTAGTTACATAGTAAGTTTTATGGCCCTTAGCTTTACCAGATTTGATACAGAAATTCTCTCGAAGTTCTGCCATGTTACCGCCATTCTTTGCTAGAATAACGTTAAAAAATTGTGCTTCTGATTTTGTCTGGTTTAGATACACCATTTTAACGGTAGTATCGTATACACCAGATTCCCATGCAAATCCACCGCCTGCTCTTTCAATAGACTGTGTCTCTACATCTTTAGGAAGTTCCCATTCGCCCATAAGTTATATCCTTTCTTATTTAAGTGTTAAAATACACGGCCTGTAACTAGCCATTACTATTAGCTTGAATTTTCTGTTTTTCAAGATAATCGTCTAATACTTTCATAAATTCTTTAACAGAACAGCCAGGTTTTCGCTTTAGAGTTTCTGCGGCAATTTCCTGTACTATTCCAAAGCCCATTTCCGTAGCAACGTGTACCATCTTGTTTATTTGGGCAATTCTTGCATCATCTATAACAATGTCATCACGTTTGTTATCTATAATTTTATCATTACCTTCGTGACTCATGGGTCTCCTTTCTCTTTAGTTCTTTTAGTAATAATAAACTCTTTATCTAACTCTTTAATAATTGTTTGTAATTTCTCAAGGTGGGTTGTGCCTCTAACTCGTCTTCTGAATCGCCAAAGTATAATTTTATCAACTATTTCTTCCCAGTATTTCATTGGTTGAACCTTTTAGGTTATAAAATAAAATGCCTCTCCCGAGGGAGAGGACTAGTAATTTATAACTCTTCAGTTAGGACAGGTTCCCATACGGAACTCAAGGAGGGGAATTCCCTATAAGAAAGGCATATTACAACCCTATCGCACATATTATATCACTTATTTATAGTATTCATGAAGTCGATTAATAACGTTTTGCAAGTTATTATCGATATAAGTTTCGTTTCTAGGCCACATTCCCATAGGACTACGAATTCTCTCATTAACAGTTTCTTTAGTTAATCGAGTTTGAAATACGTATTTAAATCCGTTATCTGTATCGTCTGGGGTAGCTTTAAATAGCGGAGATTTAGCTATCTTATCCTCTAATTTACCCATAGCTACTTTTTTAGTAGATATAACACAAGTAAAGAAACTCTCAATACCTTGATTCATCAAGGATCCTTTAACTTTAACCAAAGTCTCATTTACCATTTCGGCCTCGTTAAGAACATCTGTGGTGTGAGCTAGAAATACCACATTCTTGGTAGATTTAGCTACTGTCTGAGACATTAATACTTTCATGTATTGAGCGTATTGCCCCCATGCTTGCATCGTATTTGTTGAGTTTAGTACTTTAGTACTTTCATACATATCCATTAGATATGTAAGACTATCGATGACGATAGTATGTATATCTTTCATTTTTTCAGCTTTATCAAAAGCTTCGTATACTTGGTTTGGGTCAACAACGGTGTATTCTTTAAATTTACTTTTGAATGGTAACTTCTTCCCATTCTCACAATTTAAATACATAACTCCTTCAGGCTTATCCATATTCATTAAACTGGCACTTTTACCTGAACTGGATTTACCTGAAACTAGTACTAAATGATTATTATTCATGCATTTTCCTCTCTTTTTTGGAATTCTTTACTAATTGATTTAATTGTACTATTCCTAAATTGTTCCTCTGGTAAAGGTACTTCTAAAGAGTTATTAAACGTCTCTAGTTTTTCTACTATTTCACCTAATGAGTAGTTTCCATCTATCAATACCATACCGTATCTGTATAAATGGTTGGCTCTATTACCTTTAGCTGTGTGTGCCCTAAACCATCGTTCGATATTATCGAAACCAGTAGCACTAATACGTGCTTTTGTTTCGTCTGATCGTTTAGTTTCTGGAATAAACATCGTAGCGTCAATAATATTTCCTTTATTATATTCGTACTTTCCAGGATGAGTAGCCCACTTTCTAGCTATATCCTTGGCACCTTCATCTACTGGAAATGGTAACCATTCGAATACATTCATCATAAATCTAGAGTATTCTCCGGTGGTTAATTTAATTCTATGAGATAGAGGTAAAATAAGCCTAAATCTATTAATTTCTGGAGTATGTCGTTTAGTTGTAGACATAAGAAACGTGTAGTCTTCTAATAACACCTTAACTGTGGACATATTGATATCCCCATCACAATCAAGAATAAGCAAATCAAATCCAGGGATTACATTCTCATTCTTACGATGCCCATTGATAAATCCATGAGCTGTATAATGATATCCATCTGCAGTAGTTAACTTATGCAATAGATCAAATGGAGGATTATCTGTTTGATAATGATATGCTATATCCTTACTAATGCTTACAGTTAGATGCGTAAGATCCGTTTCTGCCAAAGTTTCTCCATTAAAAAATTCAATTTCGTCTAACATTCGCCTTTTGATAATAATGTTGTTTCTATGCCCAAAAGACATAGCTAGAGTCATTAAATCCTTTCTCTGGCCCTCTGAGCCTTTGTAGAATGGCAGTTCTTCCATCAACTCATGCTGAGTCACGTCATTATCACAATCGGCTAAATAATGCGCTAGACGCTCGTAAGGGCCTTGTTTACGCATTAATTGATGAAAGGCTTCTCCTGAGTCCTCAACAACGCTAATAGCGTAATTCAGATGATCCTGTGTTACTTTTGTTGAATTATCTGCAAATGCATAGGCACCCGCTAATTTAATAGCTTTATAGTATCTATGTATCATTTCTGCTTTGTGAAGACTCATATGGTCTTTCATATCATCAGCTAGTTCTTCGCATTTTAACTGGTACTCAATTAAATGAATATGGTCAGCTTCCGATACTTGCAGTACTGGATTGAAGGATCTTTTAGCAAAGTTAGTAAATTCCTGCTGAATTGCTAACATGTCCTTGGCCAAATTAGGATCAACCATCTGCTGATAACGTTCTTGTGCAGATGCATACTTAGTTCGATGACTATCTGTCGTATACCCGAATAACAATCTACGAGCATATCCAGTTTCGAGAAATTGTTTAAATTCCTCCTCTATCTTTCCACCATCTAGTAGCTTGGTTGGAGTACCAAACATCATTAGATTAGTAGGAGTGTTTCCTGGTAACTCTTCTGATCTAATGTTTTCTTGTGTATTTTTTATAAGTTTTTGTTTTACAAGGCCTATGTCGTAAAGTTCAAGGAATACATTTAATACATCAGCATTTGCGGACATATTTGATCCGACTTCATCTAGTTCCAGATTCATGGAACCTGCAGAAGCTAGTAGTAATTTCTCACGCATTTGCTTAACAGCTGGAGAGGTTCCACTGTCAAAACTAAAAGCCAGTTCTCCTAAACGATCAAAATGTTTTTGGAATTCTCCCTGTTGAAATTCAGTTTCTTCATCTAATGTTAATGTAGTTTGCCCAATATTAACTCTCCATGCAGCTCTTTCTTGAGCTAAATTTTGAATGCTTTGCTCGGCTTTCTTAGGAAATACATTATTTAAAAATTCTTTTTTGAAATAGGCTATGAATTCTCGTTCTAGTATATTAGTAGAGTGCCCCTTACCTGTTCCTGATACCATTAG